TGCGGCGGCTAATGGCCCTTATGCGTTACTTCAACAGTATTCCTCTACCGCTAGCAGTAACGCAGCACAGGCGCTATTGGATGCGCAGAATGCATACGATGTCGCTGACGATGCTCAAGGGAAAATCAGCGACATAAACAGCGATAACTTCCTAACTCCTGCGGAGAAACTAGTTCTTCGTAGAGAGTGGGATGCGCTGTCTGTCAATTGCGATTACGCGGTAGCCTCTGCCACTACATTCGGTGTTACCGCTGGTGAAATTAGCAGCCTAAACGCTACGAAAATTCAGCTTGGCAATGCACTGCACACTGGCGGTTCTGGTTATTCGGTTGGCGTACCTGCTTTGATTCAGGATGCCAATTTAACAACCACTGCTTCAATCTCTGGCGCGCAATTAAAAGCGGGTTATGTGGCCTACTTTAGCCAGTACGCGAAAGTGCTACAGCTAATGTCGGATAAGGTCAGGGCTACCGCTAATGGTGCCGTTTCACGCTGGGATATTAAAACTACAGTAGGCGAATTGACCGGCGGATTAGGTTTATTCAATAACGGCGGCATCGTAGATTTTCATGTAAATGCGTCAAGAATTGTTTTAAAGCATCCCGCAGATCCCGTTACGGGTGTTGTTGAAGAAATAATGCCGTTTATCGTGCAGAATAATAAGGTTTATATCAATTCTGCCGTTATGGCCGACGCGTCAATAGATCGTGCGAAAATCGGCGAGCTAAGCGTTACTACATTGTCAGGCGATACCCTAAAGTTTATCCGCGACAATATAGGCACTGTTGTTGTAGATGACATTCAGGGCGAGTCAGATATTATTTACTCGCTGCCGAGCACCGAAGCGCTGGAGTTAGGTAATGCCGCTGGCAGCGGGTACGGTATAGAAGGTGGATGCGCTGCCGTCGGCTGGGTAAACATACCTGCACGTACTAACAGTAGAGCTTATGGTCTGCAGTTCTTTGTGCAAGGCTCTGTGCTTAAAGCTACTGCGGGTACAGCGACCATTACGGCTGAGTTTTTTACAGCGAATAGTAGCGCTGCTGCCGGTACTTGGTACTCTCCATCGGGGCTGGTTAATGTATCTAATAACGGTTTTAACTGTATTAGTGTCAGTAGTAATCCTGCTGACCCAACCCCTGCTAGCTGGAGTAATTTCACTGTAGGTAGCGTTGTAACTATTTATAAAGACGCGAATAATTTCATAGAGGGTATTGTCGAATACAAAGGCTACGTGAGTCAGAACCCATATGCGGGTACGTACGTTAGAGGTACACATGTCTCATTACGCGAAGTGGTTAAAATCGGCTCAATTGCGGCTAATGGTTCGGACTGCACGGGGATCTATGTCAAAGGTGTATCAGGCCGTTACTACAAAAAATTGGGCATATCCCTATCCACGACAATTAACACCGTTAATGCGTCACAGCAAGTTAAGTACAACATGAGCTACTTAGATACCAGCGCTAAGGCCACTGCGGGGGCTAATGTGTTATGCGTCCTATCGCATGTAGGAACTGGCTCTTGTACCAACCAATCCGTTAATTTCACTTTAGTGTCAGCGAGGTAATTATGTATATAGTTTGGGATGTTATAGAGGGAAAGCCAGTAGGATTACCTGCTAGTTTCCCTCCAGAGAATTCAACAGATAATTGGGTACCATTGGTATTACCCGAACCTCGTACTTCTACAATACAGACCATGGAATTTAATTTGGTCAATGGCACTGTAGTAGGTATATGGGTAGGCTCTCCTGATCCGTTAGATAATCCTGCGACACCTATGCAGATACGAGATCGGCACAGGGAATTAGAGATAATGCCTATAGAGGTATTCGGTATACTTATGGATGCAGATGAGCGCTCAGAGAAGCGTATTCAAGATGCAGTAGAAGCATTCGATGATTTGCCCTTAGAACCGGGGGTAGTTGAAGAGATTAACGGTACTAAGGTAATCTTATGGAAAGCTGCTGACAACTCAACACACGCATTAGATAAAGCTACTTTGAAAAGAGTAACAAAAGAGTTAGTAAAACAGCGTGCTATACGAGGTACTACTTTGTTTAAGCAGTTGCAGTTATTTAAAAACACGGGCGCATCAATAAGACAATTACAGGAATGGGTATGAATTGGTTTAACAAAATTCTTTTAAGTGTGGATCAGTTAATTAATGTATTGTTTGGTGGCAATCCAGATTCAAGTATTAGTGCACGAATTGGGTATCATGTAAGTCATAGCATGTATTCACGCTATTGGCGGATTATGATGAAGATTGTAGATACTACCTTTTATCCATTGGATGGTAAGTATCATTGCTTTAAGGCGTATTCACAGGATATGGAAGATTACAGCGAAGATTCATTACATTGGTTTGTACTAGGTTTATTAGGACTAGTAACCACATTGGCTTGCTGTTTGTTAATCATTCCTATTTTTATACTGGCGCTTATTACTAATCAAGATTAAAATCTCCACTAAGTGTCTATTACCAAATAGGTATCTTAACTTTAGCCAATGAGGAATATAACCATGGCAGATGCAGCAGTACCTATTGTAGTAGCAAACAGTTTACAGACTTCGATTACAGGAGTAGGTGTGGTAATTCTAGGTGCGCAGACTGGCCTAGATTACCCTACACTTATTGCAGGGGTACTAGGAGGAGCAACCGCATTATCTTATCTGGAGCCGTCCAACTTATTTAAGCGAGCATTTGAAATAACCACGGCTTCGTTACTGGCAGGGTACTCAAGTCCAGTATTGGCTGATGTAGCTTCACATGGATTAGTCAAATTTAACTTCGTACAAGAGGGTATGGATATCCATGCAGGAATGACTTTGGTAACTGCATTTGTTGTAGGGTACCTAGCTCATGGCGTAATATTGCCTGGTTTAAGGAAGATAGCCTCAGCATTCGTACGGAGAAATTCAAATGACTAATCTACTTATGTTAGGCCAGATTGTCGTAGCTATCGCAGCTACGACATTACTCTGGGAATCGTTCAAATCATTAAATAACTGCAGCAAAGATTCACACCTGTTTATCCGAATTCCATTGATATTATTCTTGCCCTCATCGCTGGGTATTTTGCTACTAATAGTAGGAGGAACAATAATCAATTGGCCCGTCGCTTTAATCGTAGTGGCCTCAGCTTTCAATGTAACTACTAATCGCCGTAAACGAGCAATTCTCCCCCACAATCCTAAGTGCATTTAACAGGTATTTTTATGGAGTATCAGGGAACGTCTATAGGTTGGCCTTTGGACACAAATGTAATACGTAAGAATAGTATTAATAATACGTTTGGTTTAGTTCGTAGAAACACAGATGGCACTGTGAGACCGCACCAAGGATGGGATTTCTATGCTAAATCTGGCACTCCCTGTTATGCCATTTCAAATGGTTTAGTTGAATATGTAGAGAACAGAGGTAGTCTAGGACTGATGGTAGTAATTCGAGTAGGCAGCACTGACAAGTATGCTGCCTACTGCCATTTATCCTATAGCAATGTTTGTAAAGGGGATAGAGTCGTCCTTGGCGAACAGATAGGTTATACAGGGAATTCAGGTAATGCTGTCTCTATGAAGGGTGCTGATGAACATTTACACTTTGAAATACGAGATTCGGTGATTACAGGTACAGGGCTTGAAGGGCGTGTAAGTCCTGTAGAGCTATTTGGTAAATGCCCCCTCAATAATGCTATTACAAGGTTCCCTGTATGATCCCAGTACCATTAGACATGAAACTGCTATGCGGTGTATTAGCCTTATGCGTAGCCTTTATTGCAGGGTATACCGTACAAGGCTGGCGAATGGAGGCAGCGACAGCGGACGACATGAAGCAAGCTGAAGTACGGTATCACACACTTGAGCTTGCAACCGTAAAACAGAATAGCGGCATTGAGCTTCTAAACTACAAGCTTACTGTTGCAGATGAAGCCAGAAGCAAAGCTGAGCAGAATGCTGTATTCATACGTAACCAACTAGAATACAAAACCAAACGTGCTAATGAACTTGTAGTAACTAACTGTATGAATATGGTTAATCAGCTCAAGGGAGTAACCCAATGAGATTGTATATTGTTGGTTTAGTCTTATTGGTTTCAGGGTGTGAATTAATTAAACCAAAAGTAGTAACTGTACAGGTTCCTGTAGCTACTCCTTGTTTAAGTTCCAGACCTACCCAACCTAAGCTTAAGTTTGATTTACTGCCTCAAGCGAGCACGGAAGCAGAGTCTGCAGAGCATGTTAGAATGCTTTGGTTAGATAGACAGAATTTAATTGCCCATTCATTAGATTGGGATGTTGCAGCTTCAGGCTGTGAAATCATTATTAATAAGGTTAAATGATGAAAGACCTAGAAGCTGAATTACAGAATCATCTACAAGCTAGTGAGCCTACTCAAGATTGGTTACCTGATTGGAAAGGTATTCCTAAACTTAATGAAATGAAAGCTAACTATAGTGCCGCCAAGCCGCATAGAGATGAGTACGTAGCTAAGATTAATAATTGGCTTGATAATTTTCATATACGTGGTGCGGCTAAACTAAAACCAATAAAAGGATTTAGTTCTGTTCAACCTAAGCTTATACGTAAGCAAGCTGAATGGCGCTATGCTCCTTTATCAGAACCATTCCTTTCTACGCCTGATTTGTTTACTGCTTCCCCAGTATCTTGGGAAGATAAAGAAGGTGCCATCCAGCATCAATTACTTTTAAATAACCAATTCTCTACTGTGATTAATCGTGTGAATTTCTTCGATGAATTTATTCACACTGCTGTAGATGAAGGTACTGTAATTGTGCGTGTAGGTTGGGACTTTGAAGAAGGTATGGTAACCGAGGAAATACCTGAATTTACTTTTGTACCCATACAGTCTGAAGAGTCTATGACAGAACTTGAAGAAGCTATGGCAGGTAGGCGTAAGCACATGCCTGAGTGGGATGCTGCTGCTCAGCACTCAAAGATTACTGGTGAGCCTTACGAGCCTAAGTTCGTTAAATATATTACCAAGACTCGTATGAAAACACTGGTTAATCAGCCTACGGTTGAAGTAGTGATTACTCAGAATTTAACCGTAGATCCTACGTGCAGAGGTGATATCTCTAAAGCTGGTTTTGTGGTTTATGCATTTGAAACATCTATTGCAGATTTGGCTAAGTCGGGTAGATACCACGATCTAGACAAAATTAATGTATCCCCAGGTAAGCCAAGAACTGATGCAGAATTTCTTGCATTAGGTGATACATCATTTAATTTTAATATTAAAGATCAAACCAAGATTGTTGCTTATGAATACTGGGGATATCACGACACACTTGCTGATGGGACTATGCGCCCGTTTGTGGCTACTTGGGTTGACAATGTACTTATACGTTTAGAGGACAATCCCTTTCCTGACGGAAAGCATCCTTTCGTTAGTGTGCAGTATTTGCCTGTACGTAATAGTATTTATGGCGAGCCTGATGGTGAATTGATTGAAGATAATCAGAAGATCATTGGTGCTATCACGCGAGGTATGATCGACATCATAGGCCGTAGTGCCAATGGACAAATGGGCGTACATAAAGGTGCATTGGATGTTGTAAACAGACGTAAATTTGATGCGGGTTTAGACTACGAATTCAATGGCAATATTGATCCTCGTATGGCATTCCACATGCATACCTTTCCTGAGATACCACAATCAGCACCATTGATGCTTCAGTTTCAAAATAATGAAGCTGACAGCTTTACTGGCGTTAAAGCATTTTCCGGCGGGCTTACTGGTGATGCACTAGGACGTACTTCTGCTGCTGGCGTACGTGGTGTATTGGACGCTGCAAGTAAGCGTGAGGTAAGTATCCTACGCAGACTGGCCAATGGTGTGGTTGAGATAGGTAAAAAGCTCATAGCTATGAATGCAGAATTCTTAAGTGAATCTGAGATCATTCGTGTTACCAATGAGACGTTTATTCCTATTCAGCGGGATAAGCTCATTGGCAAATATGATTTGAAATTGAATATTAGTACTGCAGAAGAAGATGTAACCAAAGCAGAAGAACTAGCATTCATGCTACAAACCATAGGTAATACTATTGGCCCTGGTTTAGCTCAAACGATTCTTGCCGACATTGCCCGCTTACGTAAGATGCCTGATCTTGCTAAGAAGATTGAGCTGTATGCTCCTGAGCCTGACCCATTAGCACAAGAGATTCAGATGCTTGAGATGGAAGAACGTAAGGCTGCAATTATGGAACGCCAAGCTGTAGCGCAAGAGCGTATGGCACAGGCTCAATTGAATATGGCTAGAGTAGGTACTGAACAAGTTAAACAAGGGCATCTACAATCAGGCACTGATTTGAATAACCTAGATTTGATTGAACAAGAATCTGGCGTTAAACAGGAACGCGAGCTTGAGAGAAGTAAAGCTCAAGCCAAAGGTAATATGCAATTGAAGTTGTTTGAAAAGACATTAGATGGTGCCCTTAATTCTAAGGACTCATCTAGCAAGTCGGGGAAGTAATTCCCCTTTTTAATATCCTACGGGTAATGCCGGGGGACACACGAGGAAGGTTGCATGAATGAAGTTGAACTAAGCGAGATGTACTCGTCCATAAAAGAAATGGATGAGTTGATCGTACTGGCTGAAGCACTAGCACGGCTAGAAAAAAATACAGATTTTATTAAGGTAATCTCTCAAGAATACCAACTCAATTACTTACATAAGCTCATTGAACGTAAAGGGGATAATGATTGTATTGATGGTTTGAATTCGTTAGTAGTTGAACGTGATGTAGTTAGTATCGCTCGATTAGGTAAGTTCTTTGAGCGTATTAAATTCAATGCGGAATTAGCTATTAAAACCAAAACAGAAACCTACCAAGCAATTGATGAATTAACCCATGAAGGTGAAGTGTAATGAGTGAGTTGAATGTATATACCGCAACTGATGCGGAAATCATGGCTGCAGATGTATCCACAATGTTTGCTGCTATGCCTGAAGCTGCCCCTACTGAAGTAGCTGAAGAAGTTCCAATAGGCGCTCAAGAAGAACCATCTGAATTAATTGATGAGTCTGCTGAAGAAATTACAACTGAAGTTGAATCTGAAGAAATTACTGATGAAGTAGTGGAGCCAGAATCCAGAGATCAACTCGCTGAGTTGTTTGCTCCGTTCACTGCTAATGGTAAAGAAATTAAAGTAGATAATATTGAAGATGCCCGTAAGCTTATGCAAATGGGTGCTGGGTTCAATAAGAAGATGTCTGCTCTTAAACCACATCTAAAATTAATTAAGATGTTGCAGAATAATGACCTATTGGACGAGTCTAAACTTAATCATTTGATTGATATTAGTAAGAAGAATCCTGATGCTATTGGCAAGCTACTTGCAGATAGTGATATAGATCCGCTAAACTTGAATGCAAGTAACGAGTACACTCCTAATACTTACTCTGTCAGTGACAAAGAGATTGAGCTGGATAATGTTCTGGGAGAACTTAAGGACTCCCCCCATTACAGTAAGACTCTCGATGTAATTGTTAATAAGTGGGATGCTGCTAGTAAAGAGTTACTCATTAGTAATCCAGGAAACATTGAACTTATTCACGAACAAGTTGCTAATGGAATTTACGATCAAGTAATAACTGTTATGGAACGTGAACGTGCTCTGGGTAGATTAACTGGCTTAAGTGATTTAGAGGCATATGATCGTGTTGGTAATTTAATGCACGCACAAGGACTATTCGCGCATCAAGCGGGTAAGCCTAAAGCCACTGCTGAAATTAAACCCACGGCCCCAACTGCTGATGAATTAAAACTAAAGAGTAGGAAGCTTGCTGCAAGCCCTACTAAAGCAACTACACCTGTTAAGGGTATTGCTGACTTTGATCCATTAAAAATGACTGATGCTGAAATCATGGCTATTTCATTAGACAAATTTCTTTAATTATTAGGAGTTACACAAAATGGCACAACAATACAAAGCCCCCTTGGAAGGTCAACCTTCTACCATTGGTGGCCAGATTCGTACTGATTTTTTTCAACGTCGAGCGTTGATTGAATTAACCAAAGACATCTATTTCGGTGCTTTGGCAGATACTACTACCATGCCTAAACACTTTGGTAAAAAGATTAAACTGTACCATTACTTACCTATGCTCTCTGATGCCAACGTTAATGATCAAGGTATTGATGCTGCTGGTTTGTCTGTACCGCTTGAAAAGACAATCGTTATTTATCAAGGTACTCATTTCAATGATAAGAATGGTATTTTCGTAGTAGGTTCTGGTGCTGATTCAGGTGCTGCAACTACTGACGCTCAGACTAAGGCAGTGAAAGTATTCAATCAGCTTGGTTTCGCTGGTACTGTTTACGCCACTATTAAAGCTACTATGCTTGCAGCCGGTTGGTTTGTTAATGACTCTATGGCTGCTGTTGCTAACACCGGTAACTTGTACGGTTCAAGCAAAGACGTAGGTACCATTACTAGTAAGCTTCCTGCTATTGGTGAGAACGGTGGTCGTGTTAACCGTGTGGGCTTCAAGCGTATTGAGTTGGAGGGTGAGATTACTAAGCTTGGTTTCTTTACTGAATATACCAAGGATTCTTTGGACTTCGATTCGGATTCTGAATTGATGATGCACATTAACCGTGAATTGCTTAGCGGTGCTAATGAGCTTGCAGAAGATGCACTACAGCTCGATTTGCTTAATGGCGCAGGCGTAATTCGTTATGCTGGTAATGCAACATCTAAAGCAACTGTATCTGGTGCTACAGGTTCAGTATGCGAAGTGACCTACGAAGACCTTATGCGTTTGTCTATTGATTTGGATAATAACCGTTGTCCTAAATCAACTACCATTATCACTGGTAGTCAGATGGTCAATACCACCCCCATCGATTCAGCGCGCGTAATGTTTATCGGTTCTGAATTGCTTCCTACCTTACTTGCTATGACTGATTTGCACGGTGATCGTGCTTTCATTCCAGTACATAAGTACGCGTCAGGTGCTACTGTAATGCGTGGTGAGGTTGGTAGCATTGATCATTTCCGTTTCGTAGTCGTTCCTGAAATGATGTCATGGACTGGTGCTGGTGCAGCTGAAGGTACCAATGCGGGCTATCGTAGCAATGGTACAAATTATGATGTGTACCCAATGTTGGTTGTTGGTGATAAATCATTTACTACCATTGGTTTCCAAGCTAACGGTAATTCGATGAAGTTCCAGATCATGCATAAAGCACCTGGTGTGGAAACCGCCGGTAAAGATGATCCATACGGTCAAACTGGTTTCATCTCAATTCAGTGGTGGTATGGTACGATGATCTTGCGTCCAGAACATCTTGCATTAGTGTTGACTGTAGCGCGTTTGTAATCCCTTAACTGAGTAACAAAAATAGCCCCAATCGCAAGAGCGGGGCTTTTCACTGGATACTAAAAAAGAGTAATTAATATGTCTGAAGAATCAAACCAACAAGGTAATGAACCTGAATTAAACAACCTAGAGCCTATTGTGACAGAGGATCAGCTTATTGCTTTGAAGAAGCGAGCGAACTTACTAGGTATTAAATTTCATCCTGCAATTGGCTTAGAAGCATTGCGCGAAAAGGTGAATCAATCACTAGGCGATGAACCAACTAAAGCAGTCGATGTAGTAGCGATTGAAGCTCCCGCAGTAACCGACGTAGACAAACAGGAATTAAGTCCTGAAGAAATTATCGCAGGTTACCTAGCAACACAAGAAGCTAATCTTACTCCAGCCCAGAAACGTAACGTGGCAATCAAGAATGCCAATAAACTAGTACGTATTCGCATGGCTTGTATGAATCCAGCTAAGCGTGATTGGGCTGGTGAGATGTTTACTGTAAGTAATTCTGTAGTAGGTACCTACAAGAAGTATGTGCCGTTTAACTCGCCTGATGGTTGGCATGTACCTACGATTATCCTACAAGCTATTCAAGAGCGCGTATGTCAAATCTGGGTTAATGGTGTTGATATTGC